ACCTCGTTGAAGATGGTGTGCCAGATGAGATTGCGCGGTTTGCCCGCCCCGAGGAAATGGCAGAACTCCAAGGTCAATGTGGAATCAAGAAACAGGTCATGCTGATGCACGAGCCTGCCGAAGGGGCTGAGCAGTGCAGTGAGCGGAGTCAGAATCCCCATGGCGACGGCGATGCTGGTCAGGCTCTCCACCTGCCCTTCCGACAGCCCGGTGCCCTCCATCAGATCGCGGCGGACAAACTTGCGCACATCCGGGTGTTCCACGATGTAGGTCAGGAGTCGGGCGGTTTGGGTGGCATCGAGAGAGTAGCAATTGCTGACTTGGAGCTTGGGAGCATCCGAGCGCTTGGGGGCCTTGCTGGCAGGCTTGGACACCATCGGCGATGTGGTCAAAGCGGGCGAATTCTCGGGCGTGCCTTCCGTGTCAGGTGTTTCATTTTCCTCAGGAGGATCATCCGATGCCTGAGGAGGTGCCTCGGGCGATACAGGGTTCTCGGCTTGTTGACCGGCAAGGGCATCCGTGAGCTTCAAAAGCACGGCCGAGCTTTCCTTGATGCCTGGAACTTTCTGCAAATCGGCCACGGAGGCGGCAAGGACCGATGAAGCACTCCCAAATCTCGCGAGCAGGGCCTCCGCCAGCGGGCGGACATCCCTACGAGGAATCGAGTAGGTGAGCAGCAACTCAAGCAACGAGGTCTCGTCCGTGGCCGAGGCATCACCAGCGAGAAACTTGGCACGCAGTCGCTCCCGGTGGCCGGAGCTTTCTGGAATTGGTGCTGTTGTGTCGCTCATGTGGTGATTATCGAGGCTAAGAAAAGGGTGGGACAAATACGGGGGCAGGGTGTGAAAAACTAAGAATTCTCGTCAGGAAACTGGAATTCGATCTGTTGTTGGGCGTCGTCGGGGGCATCCACGAGTTTGAGGCTGGCAACTTTCATCAGCCGGGCTCGGCCGCCGGCGTCGCGCTCGACCCGTCCGCGGACCTCGACCCGGTGATTGAGCCACTTCGAGGCGATCCGGTCGGCGACCTTCGGGCCGTAGATGCACCGTAGGTCGGTGACGAAGCCGCCCTCGATGCCGCGGACCTCGAATCGCTTGTCGTCAAGGTCGGTTTCCCGGACGACACCGGTGATCGTGATGACCTCGGTTCGCTTGACGGGGGTGGCGAGGATGTGGCGCACCGTCTGACGGCTGTCCTTGGTGAGGGGTTTGATGTCAGCGGCACGGACTCCCCCGCCTGCGATGGTGACCGCGTTGATGCCGTGGGACCGGCCGGACGGGGCAAGCTCCCGGACCGCGATGAGGGCGGAATCGCGCAGCTTCGGATCGGTGATGGTCTGCTTCACCTCCTCCTCGACCGCCGCCTCGCTGTCGAGTTCCGAGAGCGAGAAACTGACCTGCTTGATCGCCGCCACGGCACTGACGACCGCCTGGTAGAGCGGGTCGTTTGCGTTGAGCACCGTGTCTTCGGGGCGTGGGAGCGAGAACCCGAATCGGACGGTGCCGTTGTGGACCAGAGAGCTGAAGCCAAGCTCCATCTCCTCGGGCATGTGAAATGGCTCTCCGCTCTGGGGATCGCGGACGCCGGCCACCGCCTTGGTGACCTGGGCCACGTTCTTGCGGACCTTGGCGAAAGTCGAGGTGACGATGTTGAGCTTCGGGTGGGCGATCTGGGTGGCGGGCCCGCGCAATTCGACGGTGAGGTCGGATTCGTCGAGCATCTTTGCCAGCGGCAGCTCGTTGACGTAGAGTTCCCGTAGCCACTGGAACTGGTCAGCCGCCATGTCCTGGAAGAAGGCGGGATCGGCGTTGCCGTGGAGCTTGACCCACTCGTGGGCGGCGGCGATCTGCTCGATGAGGTCCCGCGCCTTGCGGTCCACCAACTGTTGCCAGGGAAGGTTGTCGCCGGGTGGAATCATAGTTTCAGGCGGATGATGCCCTTGCGAAGAGCCTTGATGTCGTTGCCGAAGCGCCAGGCTTCTTCGGCTTTCACATTCTGATACCAGTCGAAGTAATCCTTGGCATTCAGCAGGCCAGGCACGGCAACGCGCAACGTCACCTTGTAGAGATCGACAAACTCACGCTTCAACCGGGCGCTCACGAGCGTTTTCAGGAATCCGGATTTCGCACCTTCAAAGTCGCGTGCCTGCAAAATCACATCGATGTTGCGACAACCTTCCCATGTGGTGATGAAGCTGCCGTCAAGGTAGAGCGTCACCGCCATGTCAGGGATAAACTCTTGGAGTCGCTGCAAGAACTGGTTGAAGCGATCCAGCAGTTTCGCCCGCTCGCCGGACGACGCGAACATGCCCCGGACATCATCCAACGACAAGTCGTGGATGCCCTCGGGCAACACTCCTCCGTCAATGATGGATGGGACGCGGCGCATGGATCAGGAAGCGTGTGGAAAGTCTTTACGCTCCGGGACCGGATCGGTTTTCTCCTGATCTAACAATGCTTCCTCAAGCTCGTCCACGCCCGGTTGGGCCAGCGCGGCCAGGAACTTGGCCATCTCGTTCAGGTCGCAGGTGCGGAGGTTCTCGATTCCGGCGGTCTCGAACTGCCGGAAGCGCTCCTTTTCAGCGTCGGCGATTTCAGGGGGATAGGTCACGATGATCTTCGTGAGAGGGGAGATGAACGAGATCTTCTGCATCGCGCTCAGAAGCTGGTATTCAAGGTGGCGCTCACGCGGGAAGCGGGACCGGGCCTCGATCACCACCTGAAGGCTGGGAACTTCGAAATCAAAGGCGTCCGATTCCTGCCCGAGCCGACCGCCGTAAGGCTCAATGATCTTGAGGATCTGCGCCTCCAGGTCGTGCAGGGTCCTGCGGGACTCGGCCATCGAGCGGTCACGCTCGATCAGGGCCGTGACGTAGCCGCTGAAGTTGCCTCCGTAGAGATTGTCGGCGCGCTGCGACGCGAAGTCGTAGAGCGCCTGGTCCGTGAAATTCACGGATTTGACGCGGCGCTCCAGTGGTTTGTCCTGCCCGGCAGGTGTGGGGATCTCGTTCATAACGTGTGAACTGGCGGTGAATGTAAGAGGTCAGCCTATTAGGTGCAAGTAGGAATTTGCGACCGGGTCCGATTTTCCAGTTGTCTGGTTCCGGCGTATGACATAGAGGTCCTCTCAGACACGAACTGAATCACCCAGCCGATGAAGACCAGTCCCAAGATGCCAACCGCCAAACGAACCCCCAAGCGTAGCGCGACCACCGCCGCAAACCGTGGAATTCCAACGACTTTTTGGATCCAAGCCGAGGATCTCAAGCACCTGAAGCAGTTCGCGGCCGAGCACCAGCTTTCTGCCTCGAACGTCATCAACCGGGCGCTCCGCCGCTTCCTCGCCGATGGAAACCCCTTTTTTCGCCCCTGAGTCATACAAATCATACACACTGATTCACAATGAATCCACAGACCACCAACACAGCCGCCCGTTCCCTGGCGATCCGCCGGGGGAAGATCACCCGACCGCAGAAGGTCGTCATTTATGGCCCGGAGGGCGTCGGTAAGACGACGCTGGCCGGTCAGACACCGGAACCCGTCTTCCTCGACACCGAAGGCGGCACCCACCACCTCGACGTGGTCCGCTTCGACTCCGCGGCCACCTGGGAGGAGATCACCACCGCCGTGGCCCAGCTTGCGTCAACGCAGCACGGATTCCGGACGCTGGTCATTGACACGGCCGACTGGCTGGAAAAGCGGCTCGCCGAGCACCTGTGCCGCAAGGCGAGCAAGGAGAGCATCGAGGAATTCGGCTACGGAAAGGGCTGGGTCATCCTGGCCGAGGAGTTCGCCCGCTTCCTCTCCTCGCTGGAGGCGCTGGTCGCCCGCGGGATGCACGTCGTGTTCCTGGCACACGCCACGGTGCGCAAGTTCGAGGCCCCGGACCAGGCGGGCAGCTACGACCGCTTCGAGTTGAAGCTGTCGAAGCAGGTCGCTCCCCTGCTCAAGGAATGGGCCGACGTAGTCCTGTTCGCGACCTACGTCACCCGGACGGTCGAAAAGGACAGCGGCAAGCTGCGCGGCGTGGGCGGCAAGGAGCGGGTGCTCTTCGCCAACCACACGGCGGCCTTCGACGCCAAGAACCGCCACGGGTTGCCGGACAAACTTCCGTTCGCCGTCGAGGCCCTGGCCCCGGTGTTCGGCGCGGCGGCGGAGTCGGGGGGCTCCGTCGCCGCCAAGCCGGAAGCCACGGCTCCGGCTGCATCTCCCGCCCCGGCGGAAAAGGTACCGGCCACCACCCTGACCGACCGGATCTTCGCCGCCTTCCAGAACATCGCCGACATGGCCGATGTGGTTGATTTCCTAGTCGCCCGCGGCCAGCTCAAGTTCACCGCCGAAGGGCCGCTGGAGTCCATCGACAACCTCGACCCGGACTATGCGGCCCGGATGCTGGCCGAGCCGAAGCGCTTCGTCGCCGCCGTCAACGAGTGGGCTGCCGCGAACCGTAAGGAGGTGGCGCCATGAGCGCGCTGCGTCCCTCCAACCTGCCGAAACTGGCGGTGTGCCCGTGCTACGAGAGCAATCCCGTGGCAGGCCCCGCCGCCGAGCGCGGCACCCTGCTCGACACCGCCTTCCGGGCGGAACTCCTCGGGCTGGAAGAGCGGTTCGTGATCGCCAACAAGTTGACGGCCGACGAGATCGCCGCCGTCGGGTGGGCCGTGTCGATGGTCCGGGCGATGGCCGGCCGCGAGCGGATACTCGCCCGCGAGGACGACTGCCGGACCAAGATGCTCGGGCTCACCGGCACCGCCGACGCCATCGTCCCGGCGCGGCTGATGCACTTCGACCTGAAGACCGGCGTGCGCCGCAACTACCGCGAGCAGATGGCGGCCTACGCGCTCGGGCTGATGCAGGCGCACTTCGCCGCCGAGTGGACCTGTCACCTGCTGTTCTGCGACCTGCGCGAGGTCGAAACCTGCAAGTTCACCTACGACCAGGCGCACGATTTGGTCGAGGCGGTCATCCAGTCCTTCCACGATCCGGGCAAGGAGCCGGTGCCCTGCGAATACTGCGGCTGGTGCGCCAAGGCCGACACCTGCAGCGCCCGCCGCGCCCTCGTCGCCCAAACGCTGCCGGCTGCCGATCCCGGTTTCGACTTTGATGCCGTGGTGTCCGAACCGGAGAGGCTCGGGCGATTCCTAACCGCCTGCGCCGTCCTCGATGACTTCCGCGAGCGGGCGAAGAAGATCGCCACCGAGCGACTGAAGACCGGCGGCAGCGTCCCCGGCTGGCGGCTTGTCACCCGCAAAGGCAGCGAGTTCGTCGATTGCGAAACGGTCGGCCACCACATCGGCGCGATGGGCTTCGGCCCGGTGCTCGCGGCCTACGGCAATCTATCAGCAACCAAGTTCCGCGACCTGTGGAGCAAGCGGATGCCCGCCGACAAGCCCTTCCCAGAGGAGGCCATCAAGCACGCCTCCGCCACCACCTATCTCAAGCAAACCAACCCCAAACACTGAACCACCATGCCCTCATACAACGCCAACACTCCCACCGAACGCCCCGACCATGTCGAACCGGGCGATTACGAAGTCGAAGTCGTCGATGCGATTGAGACTCTCAGCAAGAGCAACCACGAGATGATCGAGTTGAAGCTGCGCACCGAAGCCGGCAGCTACCTCTACGACTTCCTCGTCTTCATCCCGTCCGCGTTCTGGAAGATCGACGCGTTCCGCGCCGCCACCGGCGAGGCCGTCACTCCCGAGCAGGATGTCGAGATCGTCGCCGACGACCTGATTGGCCGCACCGGCAAAGCCCGCCTCTCGGTCGAGGAATACAACGGCCGCAAGCGCAACAAGGTCGCCGCGTGGATCACCGGCAACAGCAACTCCAACCAACCCGCACCCAGCAAATCGAATGAACCCTTCTGAGACCGATACTGGCAAGCCATGGGACGCAGGGAGAGCCTGGCGGATGTTTGAAGAGCTTGCCACGACCTTGTTGGGGAGCAGGGCACTCGCCAAGGCATGCGTGGACCACTTCGACTACGCGCTGAAGCTGCGCACCGGCGAGGTCATCCGTTTCACGGATGCTGAGATCATTCGACCGGGCTGGATTCATCTGGAGGTCCGTGAACCTGCCGCCCAGCCGCGCATGAATCGACTGCCGTTCATGGCAGATAGAGGGATCGACGTCCGGATCGACGAGATCGTGTGGGTCATGGACGCCCCGGAAGGAAGCTGAACCTGTCACAACGAAGATGAACACATCCAATCAAATGGGCCTCCGCGCCTATCAGCACAAGGCGCTCAAGGAAATCCACACGGGATTCGAAGAGTTCGACCGCCAGCTCGGCGTGCTGCCGACGGGAGCGGGCAAGACAATCCTGTTCAGCCGCCTTGCGGACGACATCCAGCCACAGCGCACGTTGATCCTCGCCCACCGCGAGGAACTCATCACCCAGGCGGTGGACAAGCTCCGCAGTTCCACCGGCCTCGAAGCGCAGGTCGAGATGGGTGACGACCGTGCGTCGCTCGATGCCCCGGTGGTCGTCGCCTCGGTGCAGACGCTCATGCGTGAAAAACGCCGTGAGCGTTGGCCGCGGGATCATTTCGGACTCGTGGTCGTCGATGAGGCGCACCATGCGCTCGCTGACAGCTATCTCAACACGCTGCGGCATTTCCACGACCACGCGAAGGTGCTGGGCGTCACCGCGACGCCCGACCGCGGCGACAAGCGGAACCTTGGACGCTATTTCCAGAACATCGCGTGCGAGGTCACGTTGCTCGACCTCATCAAGCAGGGCTGGCTTTCGCCGATCCGGGTGAAGACCGTGCCATTGAAGGTGGACCTGCGCGGCGTGCGCACCACGGCCGGCGATTACAGTGCCGACGACCTTGGCCACGCGCTGGAGCCCTACCTGGAGCAGATCGCCGACGTGTTGGTCGAACACCGTCACCGCAAGACGCTCGTGTTCCTGCCGCTCATCAAGGTGTCGCAGCAGTTCGCGCAACTCTGCCGTGAGCGCGGGTTGTTGGCCGAGCATGTGGATGGCCAGACGAGCGAACGGCAGGCCGCGTTGGAACGGTTCCGGCGAGACGAGACGCGGGTGCTTACCAACGCGATGTTACTCACCGAAGGTTATGACGAGCCGAGCATCGACTGTGTCGTGTGCCTGCGTCCGACGAAGGTTCGCTCGCTGTATTCGCAGATCATCGGTCGCGGCACCCGCATGTGGGCGGGCAAGGATCATCTGCTGGTGCTGGATTTCCTCTGGCAGTCGGAGGAGCACAGCCTGGTCAGTCCGGCCCACCTGATCGCCGAAGACGAGGAGGATGCGCGTGCCATCGCCGAAAAACTCGGTGGCGACGGCGATCTCGAAGAAGCTCGCGAGGCGGTCAATGCTGACCGGACGCGCACGCTGGCCGAACGGCTCCGCGCCAACCGCGCCCGCCGTGGCAGTGTGCTCGATCCCCTGGAGCTTGCCGTGACGCTCAACGAGGCGGCCTTGGCGGAATTCGTGCCGACCATGGCATGGCAGGGGCAGGCCCCGACCACCAAGCAACTCGATGTGCTTGGCAGGTTCGGTCTCGATACCAACGCCATCCTCAGCAAGGGGCACGCCTCGTTGCTGCTCGACCGGCTGATCACCCGTCGCCAGCTCGGGCTTGCCACGCCCAAACAGGTTCGCGTGCTGCGTCGCCGCGGTCATCCCCACCCTGAAACCGCCACGTTCGAGGAGGCGCGTGAGTTCCTCGATGCCTGTTTTTCCAACCGCTGACTTCCGACTACTTCATGGCCCGCTATCGTTCACCCGGCCTCTCCATGGCCTTGCCGCGCCGCACGCTGGAATACCTCCAGCGCGGCGCGAGCGAGGGCATGCGCAATGCCGAACTCTTTGACGCCACCTGCCAATTTCGCGACGCCGGTCACTCGTTCGAGGACACCGAGTCGCAACTGCTCGCCCGTGCCCTGGCAGACGGCCTGACTGAATCCGAGGCACGGACAACCATCCGCTCCGCGTTCAACCGGACGGCCCGCGAGCCGGTTGGCCCCGGGACCAAACCGCACCATGCGGCACCCGCGCCAGCACCGAAACCTGCAACCCTGCCGGTGCCGGTCGATGACGGCTTCATCCGTCTGCTCGACGCCTGCTTTCAGGAAGGCGAACTCGTCGCCATTGCCCCGGCCGCCGAGTCGGACGACGGCGAGGTGATGCCCCGGCGCGGGGTCACCATGACCGTCACCGAGTGGAAGGCGAAGGTGGCGACCAAGGGCGGCATCGACCGTGTTTTCGGCACCAAGCTCGGACTGTTCCTGCGGATCAACCCGATGACCAAGGGCGGTGCCCGCAACGAGGATGTCACCGCGTTCCGTCATGTGCTGGTTGAGTTCGACCGCGACAACGACGGAAAACCGATCCCCAAGGCAGAGCAATACCACGCCATTCTCGCCAGCGGCATGCCGGTGGCTGCCCTGATCGACTCGGGCAACAAGAGCCTGCACGCGTGGATCCGGGTGGATGCCCCCGACGCCAAGGAATACGCCCGCCGCGTCGAGGTGATTTGGGCGTGGTTTTCCGGGATCAACCTGGACCGTCAGAACCGGAATCCCTCGCGCCTGTCGCGCTGCCCGGAAGGGTGGCGCACCGTGGACGGCGAGGTCCGCCGCCAGTCGCTGCTCGCCACCGGCTTCGGTGCCGAGTCCTGGGCGGCATGGGAAGCGGCACACGCCGGCTCCGACCTGCCGCGCATCGTCCCCGGCCATGCGTTCATGGCGAACCCGGAAGCCGAGCCGCCGCAGCTCGTGGATGGCGTGCTGCACCAAGGGGCGAAGATGGTCCTGGGCGGCCCGTCGAAGGCGCGCAAGAGCTGGTCCCTGATCGACCTCATGCTCTCGGTTTCGACCGGCAGCCCGTGGTGGGGATTCACGACCCGGCGCGGCCGGTCGCTTTACCTCAACTTCGAACTCCCTGCCTTCGCGCTACAATACCGGATCCGCTCCATCGCGGCAGCGAAGGGGATCGACGACTTCACCGGCTTCGACCTGTGGAACCTGCGCGGCCACGCGACCGACTTTTCCGCGCTCATTCCGAAGATCCTCGGGCGCATCCGCGACACCGGCTACGCCATGATCCTGATCGACCCGATCTACAAGGGCCTCGGTGCGCGCAACGAGAACGACGCCGGCGACATCGCCAGCCTGCTCAACGAGGTCGAGCAACTGGCCGCCAAGTCAGGAGCCGCCGTGGTCTTCGGTGCCCACTTCTCGAAGGGCAACCAGGCAGGCAAGGATGCCATCGACCGCATCGGCGGCTCGGGGGTGTTCGCCCGCGACCCCGACGTGATCCTGACCATGACGCCGCACCAGGAAGACGACGCTCATGTCATTGACCTCACGCTCCGGGCCCTGCCGCCGGTGAAGCCGTTCGTGGTGCGCTGGAACGCCTCGCTCTTCATCCCGGACCGCGATGCCGACCCGGAGCGCCTCAAGGCCGTCCAGGGCACGGAGAAGAAGGAGAAGGCCAAGGCGACCTACAAGATGGGCAGCGCGGCCGACCGCTTCGGCAAGCTCATCGAGGACATGCCGCCGCTGAGCAACAGCGCCGTTCCGCAGGAGTCGGAGGTGGTCGAGTTCCTGTGCCGCCGGATCGAAAGCGAAGGAGGCACCTGCGACGTCCATGAAGCCAAGCGCATCTTTCTCTGTCTCGCCAACATGAAGAAGAATTCACCCGTCATTTTCGACAAAGCAACCCGCCTGTGGAGGGGGCGTCGCCATGGAGTTTGAACCCGCCATTTGCCCCCTGTTTGAACCCGCGTTTTGGTGCCTGTCAGGTCCTATTTCTATCAGAACAGACAGGATTATCATAAGGCACCTTATTAGCGACCTTATAGTCTTTTGTAAAAAGACAGCGCGAACAACCTTACGGATTGTCGCGCGCGCTGAGATGCTTGTTTTGAGAACAGCATCAGCGCTCATGATTTTGGGGTGTCGCCGGGAAGGAGGTTCAAAATGAACCCACCGAAGAAACACCGGAAACGAACCCGGAGGAAAACCCGGACGTCACGCTACGAACACCTGTGGCCAGAGCTGGCATACATGCCTCGGCTCGACCATTGGCCGGATCGACCCGCGACCTTCAAACCGGAGCGCAGCCAGGTGCTCGCCTTCATCGTCGATGGATATGGCTGTGACCTGCGGGAAGCCGGCCGGATCTTCCAAGCGGCCAGGGATGCAGGCGTGATCCACTTCAACCCGGAAGTCCGGCAGTGGTGCGGCAGGAAAGGAGGTCAGCCATGAACTCCGACGACTACGCCAAAAAGCAGGCGAAACGCGATGCCGAATACGAGCGCGACTACCGTGCCTGGGTGGAGTCATTGCCTGCGGAAGACCGGAAGAAGGTCGAGGCAGCCGGTCTGGGCAAACCCATGCTGGCACGCCACGGCAACGGAGCACCCGATGGAGACCTGGCTGACTCGCCTGCGGCCAGCCACACGCCGGACATTGCCGATCTGGTCGATCATCGGGTGACCGATGATGACGAGGGGGACGAGACCATCGTGATGGACGCGGCAACCCGCATGCTCCGCTCCCTGGTCGCCGATCTCATCGCCCAGGGGAACGCACGCCTCACGCTGGAGTGCCTGGCCGTCGCCCTCGGGCTCAGCATCTACAACGGCGACAGCATGAGCGACATCGCAAGGCGTCACGGCGTCACGCGTGCCGCCGTCTCGAAGCGGTGCGTTGACATCACCCGAAAGCTGAACCTCCTGCCATCCCGCGCCATGCGGAGCATCAAGGCCCGCCGCAGCTATCAGCGATCACAAATCAAAGCCAAAACCGTTCAACATGACATCACTAGCTACCGCTAACAGCCCCAAGTTCACGCTCAGCCGCACGGGCATCGAGTTCCACGAGGAACTGACTTTCGACGAATGGAACAACCTCGGCAACGACCTGGTGCCGATGGCGAAGGCAATCGGGTTCGTCGTCGGAGATTGGCTCAACTATGGCGAGAAGCGCTACGGCGAGAAATACGTCGAGGCGCTCCGCTTGACCGGCCTGGCGATTGAGACGCTCAAGGTTTACTCGCACGTCGCCCGGAACGTTGAAAAGTTGTTACGTAACAACTTTTTGGATTTCCACCACCACAAGGTGGTCGCGAAACTCAAGGACCCCGACGAAAAGAAGAAGTGGCTTGAGATCGCCGAACGCGAGAAGATGAGCGTCACGCGCCTTCGGAAGTCCATCAACGCCGGCCGCCCGCTGACGCCTGATGAAGCCCGCCCGGACCCGGTCGAGCGAGGCCTCCCGACCCACCTGTCGATCCTCAATGAACTGCGCCGGTGGTGGATGCATCAGACCGAAAAGCTGCCGGTCGATGAATGGGATCCGTCGTTCCGCGAGTCGGTGAAGGAAGACTTCAAATTGGTGGTCGAAATCTACGAAGCACTCTGATCCGCCATGCTCATCCTGGCCGTCATCGCCCTGTCCATCATTCCGACGGTGCTGGTCCTCGCCTGCTGCGTCGCCAGTTCGCGGGCCGACCGACGGGCCACAGAACTCATCAACCGCAGGGAGGGCCGGTGCCCCGGTGAGAGTCATACCCTCACCCCGGCGGGTTCAACTCCCGCCCCTGCAACCAACATCCAACCATGAGCACGCCGGCCCAACGCATCATCCGTCTGCTCGACGAAGGGGCACGGTTCATGGTCGAACTGCCCGGACACGTCGCCATCGACCTGACGCCCGACGTGATTGCCGCGATGGCTGAGAGCGGCAACCGGGAGCCGCGCTTGAAATCCGACATTCGCTGTGAAGACTCTCCCGCCGATGCCCCAGCAGCACCAGCTCACCGATGACCAGGAGCGGAAAGTCGCCCGCGTGGAGAAGCGGATTCGAACCAGCGACTATGGCGCACCGTCCGCAGAGTGGATCGAGAAGTCCAAGGCAAGGCCGGCACCCGCTGCCGCCGTCCGATTCGGGAAAGGCGACAGGACACTGCGGGTCGGCCACCGCTACGAGCGGGATGGCTGCTTTGTAGAAGGCCGCTGGGTCGTCATCCAGTCGCTGTGGATGATCCCGCAGATGGGCATCGTCGCCTGGGTCTGCTTTCCCTTGCTCAGGAGCCGCCGCCACACCTGGATGTTCGCCGGTGACTTCATTGACGCGGAGTTTGAGCCCGACGAAGCCGGGGCGGATTCGAACCCGTGAAGGAATCTATTGAACCCCAAGGTAGCTGGCAGGGACTTCCCCACCCGTGTCCATTTTACGTGAAATGCGCCACTGGCGCTTCCCACATAACGGCTGGCTCTCGCGTTGACTCCAGTCACGCGGGAAATGGCTGCATCCCGCTTGGAATCAAGGTTTCTGCTGCTCTGGAGGGTGGCGCAAGGTCCGCCCCTGGAGCGGGAAGTGAGGTTCCACTCTTCCCGTTTGTGGCGCGCTGACTTTGCACACGTTGCAAGCCGCACGCTGATTGAAATCGAAGGCGGAATTTTCCAGCGCGGAGCAGGTCGGCACAACCGGGGCGCGGGTTACGCCAAGGATGCCGAGAAGTATCTCGAAGCCGTGCTGGCGGGATGGACGGTGATCCGCCTGACCGAGAAGCAGCTCGAACTCGACTTCATCGAGCGGATCGTCGCCTGGATCAATACTCCTCGGGGAGCATGACACAAGTCGAGCTGCGGTCCCATTCGGTGATGATGTAGATCCGCCGACCGCCCCCGAGCTTGTAGTGGCTGAGTATCCGGTCGCCGTGGATCAGGGCATCCTCGTTCGCCTGCTTGTCGCATTCGTCGAGATCACCCCAGTCGCCGCAGTGGTGACGGCGCATGTAGGACGCCAGGTCGATGCCTAGGGCGAGGGCACCGGGCGTGGCGACGGTCTTCCCCAGCGGGAAGCGTGGTTCCATGATTCGGTATGCCATGGTCGTTCAGTCGTTGGAGTTGCCCCATTCCGGGTGGCGCTTGCCGGTGGCGATCAGGCCGGAAGCAAGCATGTCTTCGACCAGCGCCTTGGGCGGCCAGGCCCGGTGCGGCTTGCCGGTCTGCATCTTGGACGCCCGGGCAGTGGCACGGCAGTAGGACGGCAGGTCGGCTTCCGGGTTGAAGCTGTCATGTCGGAGCTTGGTCATCAGGTCGGTGGCATCCACGGCGGAGAATGTCGCGCCGTCGATGGTGTGGTATTCGGTGTTCATGGTGGTCATTGTCTTCATGGTGGGAGATCATGCAGCCAGTTTTTTGGCGCGGGCGGTGTAGAATTTCGTGAGGCCGCGGGCGTCGATGGCTTGGAAGAACCACTTCATGCGGCTCATTCCGATCCCGGTGTCCTCCGGGCGGTTGCGGACGGCGGCGGCGGATTCGGCAGCGTCAAACAGGCGGGCCATCAGCCGCACCCAGTTGGTGATCTTCTCGGGGCAGGTGGTTCCCGAGTGGTGCCGGACTTCGAGCGTCTGGTGGCGGAAGTAGGAATGAATGTTCAGCTTCCGGTAGCGGCAGGGATAGAGCGCCTTCATTTCCTCGATGCTGCGGCAGGCGTCGATCTTGCCGAACATCCGGGAGCATTGGCCGCGGTGGTCGCCCGCCCCGATGGGCTCGTGGGCCAGGTTGGTCTGGCAGTATTGGTTGGCGTTGCCCCGGCGGGAGGCAGGCTGGAAGGTGTCGAGCACGTCCTCGAACTTCAGCCACATCTTGAAGAGGTTCTTGATGCCCTTGAGGCTCATGCTGCGGGCGTCGAAGTGGACGTGGAATCCGCAGCGCTTGTCCACCTTGGCGCCGGCGGCTTCGAGTGCGGCGGCGGCGACCCGGACTTCCTCCAGACCGGCTTCGCCTTCGAGGACCGGGGAGACCAGTTCGTATCCGCATGACCCGTCGCTCACGATCTTCCAGTGGGGAGTGGCCCGGTGGGTGTATCCCTCGAACTCGGCATTGATGCCGGCGGTCCGGAGGCTCATCAGGACTTGCTCGGTGGTGACGGTGGAGAGGAACTCGATTTCGACTCCGAAGCGGCGGGACATCAGTGGCGTTGTCATGTCTATCATCTGCCAGATCGGCACCACCTGTCCATGGCTTTCTGTCCCCACTAACAAAAAGACGAAAGCCGCGTGATTGGCACGCATCGTGTCACTCAGGCACCGTGCCAATGTGTTGTTTTTCGGATATGTGATAACTCCGACAGAAAGACGAAAAAAGACATGGACAGTGGTTGTGGGACTGGCAGATGAGGGACGATGAAAGGGACTGCCCGCACCGGAAATGACACTGCATACGTCACCGGAATGTTGGTCCTGATCCGCCCCGAGTGGGATGGAGACGACACGCTCCATGTGATCGCCGAATGGAACGGCGACCGCGGATTCATCCGGCCTGTCGAATGGCCGCACGGTCGGATCATCCCGACCGAACTCGTCACCGCCGAAATGATCCAACCCGCAACCATCAACCCCTGAAACCACCATGTACACCGCCGCAGAAATCGACGCCATGACCATCGAGGAGATCGAACAAGTCGCCGAACTCCTCACCGATGAAGCCCGCGAGGAATGGGCTGCCGCCGGATATTCCGGCGAGGCCTACTCAAATCTCGGGATGAACGACGCCGAGAAATTCATCAACTCCCGCTGAACTAACCAACCCCAACCAACCACCACCATGGACATTGAATACATCAAGCAACACCGCCGCCTGACTCTCGAATACGGACGCGGCGAAACCTACTGCTCCAACAAGCCGACACTCTACGGGCACTCGACCTACGGCCGCAGCTCGGTGCTCGCCGGCCGCCCGCGCCGGGTGTTCCTCGAAAGCTGGGACGATCTGGACACCGCCCGCGCCGAACTCAAGGCCGCGAGGATCCGCTATGCCGACCTCTGCGAGACAGGCGGCTCCACCCACATCCCGGTGGACGTCATCACCGCCGGACTGCCCGACGACGAGAACTGAACCAACAGCACACGAGATCCCATGAGCAATCAAAACGACATCCTCGACAAGATCCGCAAACTGCTCCGCCTGGCCGACAGGTCGCGGGGTGCCACCGAGAACGAGGCCAAGGTGGCGCTGGCCAAGGCCCAGGAACTCATGACCCGCCACAACATCGACTCCGCCCTGCTCCGCATGGAGCGCGGCGAGTCCGGCGATTCGTTCGCCGTGGACAAGGGCAAGGTCGATCTGCCGAAGACCCTCAACCCGGCCGACCTGATGATCCTCTCGCTGCTCCAGCAGCATTTCAACGTGAAGACCATCCTGATGCCCACGGGGCGCGGGACTCCGGTGGACATCATCGGGGCACCCGCCGACATCGACTTCGCGATCTTCGCGTTCAACTTCCTGCGGCAGACCTTCTTCCGCTGTTGGAACGAGTTCAAGACCACGCGGACCAACCCGGACAAGGCATCCTACTACCGGGGCCTGCGCGACGGGCTCAACGCCGAACTCAAGGCAGCCAAGGAACGCGCCGAGCAATCCTACGCCGCCGACCAGCGGCAGGCATACGGGCTGGTCGTCGTGGACCAGCAGGCGGCGATCACCCGCTACGTCGAGGACCACTACGGCAAGCTCCGCAACCGCGCCCAACGCCGCCGCCGCGTCGATTCCGGCAGCTACTTCGCCGGGGAACAGAAAGGCCGCACCATTCGGATCAACCGCCCGCTTCCACAATGAAAGCCATGAGCAGAATCGAAGCCGCCCTGAAAGCCGTCCAAGTGGCGCACGCCGTTGCCGAAGTGATCCGCAATGCCGGCGAAATCCCGAGCGGCCACCTCTATGCCCGAGTCATGGGCGTCATGGACCTCCGCCAATACGAGCAGGTCATCGACCTCCTCGTGGATGCGCGACTCGTCGAGCGCATGCCCTCGCACATCCTCCGCTGGGTCGGGCCAGCGACCAACCCGCAACCTAACATACCATCATGAAAACCCGCCGACAGAAAGACGAAAAAAGACATGGACGTGCCCGATCAGACGGGCAGATGAGGGACGCTATGACAACAGCATCCCTGCCTAACAATCACTACACCAAGGCGATGCTCCGCGGCATCCGCAGTCTGGAACAGAACGGCTTCACCGTCCGGCGCATCCTGCCGGTCGATCCGATGGCCGGCATCCACGCCCGCGAGTTCCGCGCCGACTTCGCCAAGCAAACCCAAACCGGACTGCTGGCGTTCAGCGTCCGCATCGACACCGACGGCAACGTCACCAACCCCAACCAATACAACGCATGAATCACATGACTGCCAGCCAGGCTCGTGAATGGATGATTTCCCATTGGGATGCCGATGAGGTCGGAACCGACCTCGATACCGACATTCTGGATGAAGCCCACCTTGCCATTTTCGGGAGCTATCCACGCGAGGACGAAGATGCCTTTGGCAATCTCAAGAATCACCTGCTGCCGACTCTCACCGCAGAGGAGACGGCGGAAATCGAAACCAACACCAACCAAATCCCAACCCACTGAAACCATGAATAAGCTCTATTGGATCGTCTGCGACGACAAGGACCACAACGTATTCGAAGGCCGCTATCAGGGCCGCACCCGAGGCGAGGCATTGAAGTTCCTCAAGCAAGCCATCGGGCGCAAGACCCTCAACGGACTGGTCTTCACCATCACCGAAATCCCGGTGCCGCTAATCCGCGAGATCGTCGCGGAAATCCTCGCCGCTGGCGACGGCAACAACGCCACGCCCGCGGCAAACGTCGTGCCGCTCACCCGGCACGAGTCCGAGGCCAGCCCGGGACGCTACGACGCGTTCGCCGACGCGGCTGAGCCCGAACCAACGCCAGCGGAGGCCACGCCACCCGAGGCGAAGGCATCCAAGCCCGCCAAGAAAGTCGGCAACCCAGGCAAGGGTGATGATCACTGGTCCAAGGTCCGGGCCCACTGGCTCGAATGCCGCAGCGTGAAGCAAACGGCGGAGCACTTCGGCCTGTCGCCCAACTCGGTCAAAACCCGCGCCCGCCGCGAGGGCTGGGGCAAGTGAAGCCGATGAATGTCGAAGTCACACGGTATCGCAAACCGGGCGGCTACCTCACGCGCTACTGGTCGGTGCTGGTGAATGGCGAACTGCTCGCCGTCACCCTCTACCGCAAGGGCGCTGAGGCCGTCGCCCGGGCCATCACCAACCCGATCCCCACGAACCATGCCACGATCCTTGAAGATTCTGCCAACCCCGCCGCCACGCCCCGCAAGCCCACCGCTGGCGTGGCGACCTACCGGACCCGATGACCTCTGCGGTCCAGCCGCAACCGTCGCCGCCCGCCTCGTCGCCAAGGCCCGCAAGCTCCACGCCAACCCGGCGGTGCCGGTCAAACTCCTGCTCTACGGCCCGCCAGGTGTCGGGAAAACCAGCATCGCCGACATGGTGGCCGACGCCCTGTCCGGCACCCGTTTCGCCGTCGAGGAGTTCAACGGCAAGCTGGTGACCGTCGAAACCGTGAAGCAGTGGATGGGCACGCTCGGTGTCTGCTCCCTTTTCGGCGTCTATTCGGTCAAGATCATCAACGAGATGGACCGCTGCACCAGGGACGCGCAGGACCTGCTCCTTAGTTACCTCGACCGCCTGCCACCGGGCCGCGCCGTGATCGGCACCAGCAACCTGCAACTCGACCTGCTCACCGAGCGGTTCCAGACCCGCTTCCAGTCGATCAAGCTCGCGGCACCCTCGACCGAGGACATCGCCGCCCTGTTGCGTCGCCATTGGCCGGTCGATGAACCGACCTCGTTGCGTATCGCGGTCGGCAGCGGCGGATGCGTCCGGGCCGCGCTCGCCGATCTGGAATCCTGGCTCGACGCGGAGGGACTGTCATGAAGGCGCGCATCCACCGGATCACCTTTGACCGCGACGGCCGCATGTCCCGTGCCGTGTTCCGCTATCGGGCACCCGGCATGCGCCGCGAAACGCCTGTCACCGTGGAATGGCGTGATGTGGCCGGCAGTCGGGAATGGTTTGCCCTCGGATGGTGCCCGCCGGATGCGTGGCGATGCATCCTGCCGCTGCTGGCGCAGGTCAGCCATGCCGTTGACACCATCCGAACCGGCGATGACGGATGATTCACCCAAGGCCCGCACCCTCGCCAATGGCATCGAAGTCTGGTGCAGCTTCGACAAGCTCGTGCCGGTGGACGAACTGAAGCCCAACCCGCGCAACCCCAACACGCACCCGCAACGCCAGATCGAGCTTCTGGCCAAGAACATCCGCTACTTCGGATGGCGGCAGACGATCACGGTGTCCCGGCAGAGCGGGCTGATCGTTTCCGGCCACGGCCGCCTGATGGCCGCCAAGTACCTCGGCGTTGAGGTCGTACCGGTGGACTATCAGGATTTCGCCAGCGAGAACGACGAGCTTGCCGTGCTGGTCGCCGACAACCGTTTGGCGGAACTCTCGACCGTGGACCTCAACGAGCTGGAGAAGATCGCCAGCGAGTGGAAGGCCACCGACTTCGACACCATCCTTGCCGGTTTCGAGCCGGCCGACCTCGACAGCCTGCTCCATCCGGGCGGCGATGATGAAGATGAGGATGACGATGACCGCCACGACAAGGAACTCGACAAGAGCGACGTCACGGTGGCGGTCGGACTCTATCGGTTCCGCATCACCCAGGACGAGTTCATCGCGTGGTGCGACCGCGTGAAGCAGGACGCCGGTTTCGACAAGGAAAGCGTGCTCAACGAAATCCGCAGCCGCCTCGGACTATGAACATCACCCTCGAACCCATCGACGCCATCAAACCATCGACCTACAACCCAAGGTCGGCGGTCCCCGAGCGTCTCGACCTGATCGAACTGTCGCTCCGCAAGCTCGGCTTCATCGCCCCGATCTTCGCCGATGCGGACGGCGAGATCCTGTCCGGCCACCAGCGCCACCTCGTCGCCGAGCGGATGAAGGCGACACATGTGCCGGTTTTCCGCACCAAGGCGCTCGACCTCGACCAGCGCAAGGCGCTCAACATCGTCTTCAACCGGGCGACCAACGACTTCGATTTCCACCACACTCCCGGCAAGGTCACCAGCGAGCTGCAAGCCCTGGACATCCAGGCGCTTGCCGACCGCATTCCCGACAAGGAGGTCAGCGGCGATGGTTTCCTGCGCTGCCTCAAGCCCGCGGAAGTAGCCGTGAAGGATCTCTGCCGGGTGAACGCGGGCCGCTGGATCCAGTATGCCCGCAACCTCGCACGCACGCTGCACCGTCACGGCATCCTCATGCCCATCGTCTGCCGCGAGGACCTGACCGTCATCAACGGTATCGGGCGGCTTGAAATGCTCGCCGAGAAGGGAGCCGCGTTCGCGCCGGTCGTGTTTGTCACCGAAGAGGAAGCGGAATTCGCCCGGGCCATGATGAACCTGCTGTCGATGGATTTCGACATCCACACGCGCTATGCCGACATGCTGCGCTTCAATTCATTCCGCCGCGCACGCCGCGTGAGGCGCGAGCTTGGCAACGGCTTCATCTTCGCCACGCATGGCGCGAAGCCGTGCAAGGACTTCGACATTTCCAAGGCGGCGGATCGTGTCCGGTGGACCAAGGAACACGGCACGACCATCCTCGACTTCGGGGCCGGCCACCTGACCGAAACCTTCCTCCTGCGCCAGGCCGGTATCGACTGCACGCCGTTCGAGCCCTACCGCCTCGGACCAGGGGGCATCAACAAAGCGGAAAGCGTGGAACTCACCCGCGCATTCCTCGCCGAAGTGGCAGCGGGCAAGGAGTGGACAAGCATCTTCATCGCGAGCGTACTGAACTCCGTGCCGTTCCGCGAGGACCGCGAGCACATCGCCTGCCTGTGCGCCGCCCTGTGCAAGCCGTTCACCAAGGTCTATGCCTGCGCATCGTCGGCAGGTGAATCCGGCTGGCGGCAGGTCAATGGCAAGGCGTTCATGAATGAATCGAACGCCGGCAACATCGCGTTCCGGCTCGACTACGAACCGGGCATCCGCATCGGCGACTTTCAGGACAAGCCCAAGGTCCAGAAGTATCACACGGTCGCCGAGTTCAAGGACCTCTTCGGCCAGTTCTTCCGCTCGGTGAAGGTCGAGGAGTTCTCCAACAACATCAACGCGGCCTGCGCGTCGGCACGCCCGGTCGATCCGGCCAGACTTCGCGCCGCCATCGAATTTGAATTCAACCTGCCCTATCCTGACGGCACCCGCATGGATCTCGCGCAATGCGCCATGGACTCTTTCGCTCAACGTCTTCAGATTACCCTATGATCATCCTGCTCGACCTCAACTACACGCTGGTGGCCAACAATCCGGCTCGCGGCGCCACGCCCGAGCGCATGGAGAAGCGGCTCGCCAACGAGCAATACCGGCAATGGCTGGTGGAACTCGTGCGTCCTCACACGGTCGTGCTCATCACCGCACGCCCCGTGGCCTGGATGATGAAGACGCTCGACCGCATCGAGGAACAGACCGGCTGGCGACCGCAGGACGCGTGCTTCGCTCCCCGCGGCTGGTGGAATCCCCCGGCGATCAAAGAGCATCTGCTCAAGAAGGACGTTTTCCCGATCCACGGCGAGGATGCCCGCTACATCGCCATCGAGAGCAACCCGCGGACCCGCGAGATGTATGCGCGGTTCGAGATCCCGTGTTTCTGGGTGACGGAGGAAGGCACCTGTCTGACCGAGGGCACGCGAATCGTGAAGCGGCTGCCGCGTTGACACCCGCCACGCGGGCATGAGTGAAGCCCAACGTGACGAGGTGATGCCGCATGGTGCCTGGCAGTTCGATCAGGAAGTGACCGCAGCTTTCGACGACATGCTCCAGCGGAGCATCCCGCAATACAACGCAATGCGAATGGTCACCTTCGAAGTCGGACGGCGCTTCGTGCAGCCCGGGACCACCATCATCGACATGGGATGCTCCCGCGGTCAGGCGCTCCTGCCCTTCGTTTCCAAGTTCGGGGCGGAGAACGATTACATCGGCCTGGAAATCAGCGAGCCGATGATCGAGGCGGCGCGGCAGAACTTCTCCTACCACCCTCACGGCAATCGCGTCACCGTCGCCCGTGCCGACCTGCGCCACGAGTTCCCCGGTGTGACCTCCAGCCTCGTGCTCTCGGTGCTCACCCTGCAATTCACCCCCATCGAATACCGCCAGCAGATCGTGCGGCGGGTCTTCGAGTCGCTGGCCCCCGGCGGTGCCTTCATCCTCGTCGAAAAGGTGCTCGGGGCGACGTCCAAGCTCGATGAGGCGTTCGTAAACCTGTTCCTCCAGATCAAACGGGAGAACGGGTATTCCGAGGAGCAGATCGACCGCAAGCGGATGTCGCTGGAAGGCGTGCTGGTCCCGGTAACCGCCCGCTGGAACGAAGAGCTTCTCCATCAGGAAGGCTTCACGTCGGTCGATTGCTTCTGGCGACACCTGAACTTCGCCGGGTGGGTTGCGGTCAAGCCATGACGCCAACCCATCCTTGAGCTTGTCGCGGCACATGGGAAACGGCAACATGACTGCCAATGACTCCCAAGTTCGGCGAAATGGCCAAGGTGCGCGTCCGTTATGAACACGGACCTCAAGAGGGCTATGTCGTGGCACTCAAGGAGCAGGACGGCAGATGGATCTACAAGATTTCCCATCAGGATCAGGACAACACGGCAGAAAGTTGGGACAACTGGGTGCCGGAAGAGTGGCTGGAAAAGGCAAAGTGATTCCGCTTCGGCTGCCTTCTCCCGATTGACACCCGCCATGCGGCGTGGATCAGAAGGAACTTTCACCTGAAGTCGCGGGCAAGATCCTCGACGCCGACTTCCAGAACATCGTCAAGAAGGTCGCGGCGGGCAAACCGCTCACCGTGGCCGAGCGGGCGCGTATCGAATCCCGGGCGGCCGGCAGCGCGGAAACGCTCGCTTACACCAAGACGCTCGTGGAACTCGCCGCCGTGCTTGGGGTGTCCCGCCGCACGCTCTCGACCTGGCAGAAGATGGACGGTGCGCCCAAGGCACTGTCCAACGGACTCTGGCCGGTGGCCGACTGGCGGGAATTTGTTCGGCTCCGCGGGCTGAATGCCGGCCGCGTGCCGGTCGGCAATGACGAGGCGCTCAAGGCCCGCAAGCTGCTGGCTGAGGTGGAAGAGCGGGAGCTGCGCATCGCCGTCAAGAAGGGCGAATACGTCGCGCTCACCAAAGTCCGCGAGGAATGGATCGGCCTGGTCGCCCAGGCGACCTCCATCCTGCGCGCCAAGTTTGAAAACGAGCTGCCGCCCGTTCTTTCGGGTCTCGACGCCACCGGCATCCAGCGGGAATGCCGCCGCGCCATTGATGAAGTCCTGCGCTGCCTCCACGAATCATGAACGCACTCAAGGAAATCTGGCGTGAGGCATGGCAACCGCCCGACCGCCGCCCTGCCTGGCAATGGTGTGAGGATCACATCGAGGGCATCCCGTATTCTCCCAACCCGGGACGCTTCCGCTCGGAAAACTCGCCGTGGATCCGCGAGGTGATGGAGGCGCTGGTCGATCCACGCATCCGGCTCGTCTCGATCATCGCATCGGTGCAGTCATCGAAGACCACCGCGCCGGAACTCACGCTCTGCTACATCATTTCCAACCTGCCCGGGCCGGCCCTGTGGCTCGACCAGACCGACGAGGACGCCCGCGATTATTCCGAGTCGCGCCTGCAGAAGCTCTTCGACCAATGCGAACCGGTCGCCCGTCTCATGCCAACCGGTGTTCACCGCCACAAGCGCAAGAACAACGCCATCCAGTTCAACAACGGCATGACGCTCTGGATTCTCGGGGCACACAACAAGACCAACCTGCAACGCCGCTCGATCCGCTGGCTGATCGGTGACGAGACATGGCGCTGGCCGCTCGGGCACATGGCGGAGGCCGAGGCACGCGTCACCGCGTTCGGTTGGCTCGGCAAGTGCATTTTCATGAGCCAGGGCGGCGAGGAGGATGACGATACCCACCGCAAGTTCGAGACGACCGACCAACGGGAATGGACGTTTGCATGCCCGGAATGCGGCCACCGCCAGCCGTTCAAGTGGGAATGCGTCGAATGGAGCAAGTCGGCCCGCGACGAAACCGGCGAGTGGGATTTCGATGAAGTGCGTCGCACCACCGCGATGCGCTGCGAGTCGTGCAACCACTACTTCAACGACAGCGACCGCACCCGGCGCGAACTCAACGCCACCGGCCAGTTCATCAAGAAGAACCCGAAGGCATCGGCGGAGTACGTCGGCTTTCACTGGAATGCCCTGTGCGCGATGAGCTGGGGGCAACTCGCCGAACTCTACCTGCGGGCCAAGGCGGCAGCGAGGAAGGGCGACGTGAGTTTGCTGCAACAGTTCTATCAGAAGCGGCTCGGCCTGCCGTGGCGCGAATACGTCGAAGATTACAAGCTGGAGATCGTGAAATCCGGCTACAAGCGAGGCGAGACATGGGAAGAAGAGGGCGCGATTGACCCGAAGACCGGCAAGATCCTCGCCGCACCGCTGCCCGAGCGCACCGGACTGATCCCGCTGCGTTTCATCACGGTGGACTGCCAGATGGATCACCTGTTCGTCGTGGTCCGCTCGTGGTCGGCGGAGGGATCGAGCCGCCTCATGTGGAACGAGCGCATCCTCACGTTCACCGACATCGACGTGCTCCAGGAACGCTTCGGCGTGCATTCGAGCCTCGTATTTCTCGACGCCGGCTATGCGACCTATGACGTGTATCGCGAGTGCGCCAAGCGCGGCTGGGTGGCGCTCATCGGCGACCGCCGCCCGGTCTATGCCCACAAGGGCCGCGACGGCAAGACGGTGCAACGGTTCTACTCGCCCCGGCGCAAGGTGGTGCTCTCGCATCGCCAGCACTGCCACGTCCATTACTGGAGCAACCTCAACATCAAGGACACGCTGGCCCGACTGCGGCGCAATCAGGACCCGGCCCAGGGCCCGACATGGGAAGTCCCCGACGACATCGACGATGACTATCTCGCCCAACTCGAAAGCGAGCAGCGCGTGAAGGAAAAAGGTCAGTGGATGTGGAAGCAGATCGGCTCACGACCGAACCACTACTTCGATGCGGAGTCCATGCAGGCGACGGCGGCGACCATGCTCAAGATCGTCGGTCGCGAGGCGGTGGCGGCAGCGCCCGTTGACAGCGCGGACGGGGAGACATGAAGACCCTGATTCCGATCATCGCCGCTGCGCTCGCCCTGCTCGTGAGCTCCTGCACCACTCCACCGCCGATCCAAGGCGAGTTCATCAACAAGGACGGACGCATCCGGGTTCATCCGGACGGCCGCATCGAGATCGTCGTGGAACCCCGCACCGGAAAGTGAGCCATGCCCGCCGAATCCTTCAACGACTGGTTCGCCGCCCAAGGCTTCCGCCACTTCGGCGCGGGTGAGTTCACCAGCTACTTTGCCCGCGAGCGCAAAGGCGTGAAGAATAGCCCGCCGCCCAAGCGGCTGTGGAAGAACCTCGTGCCCACGCTCCGGGTCGTCGATGAACTCCGCGCCTCGTTCGGCAAGCCGTGCCGCATTCTGAGTTCCTACCGTGCCCCTGCCTACAACAAGGCGGTAGGCGGTGCCGCACTCAGCCAGCACCTTGAGTTCAATGCCCTGGACATCGCCTTCGATGGTGTTAGCCCGCAGCGGGTCTATGACCGGCTGGTCGAATGGCGCGCCCAGGGGAAGTTCACCGGCGGCCTCGGGCTCTATCCGTCGGCCGGATTCGTCCACATCGACACGCGGGGGCGCAACGCGACATGGAAGGGCCGTTGATTCAAGCTGGAGAAGTTCTATCCGTGAGGGCCTTATCTGTGGCTTCGACCAACCCCTTGAGGAACCTGACGGCCTTCGCCAGGTCCTCACGCTTCACGGGATGAGGCTTGGACGGTCCTCCGTCGTCGGGAGCTTTCGACCGATGAACAATATCGCCGCGTATCCCGAGCAGTTCATCCAATTTCTTCTTTGAGGATGCCGTGTCATACCCAGGCCATTGCCAATTCTTCGTCACGTCCAAGCCCGCGTAATCGAGAAAGAGCTTCCGGGTTTTGTCGGAGGTGGGATTGTGAAACCGTTTCAGCTCTTCGGTAAGGCGCGCGTGCATGAACTTCTCGGCGTGACTGACGCTTCCCGAATGCCTGTCGATCACCACTTCTTGAATCAGATCTTCGACGTAGGTTTCCCATGCAGTAAGAGCCATCACCAAGCCCGCCCGTTTGAGGACCTCGGCGTTCTTCGGCGGCGGCTTTGTTTGGTTATCGAAGTGCAACAGCAAATCCACGGCATCCTGAATGGAAACGTCAAACCTCTCTCGTGCCTTTGTCATGCCCAATCTGCTATCAGATCCAGCCCATGACGACAAGCCGGGAGCATGCGGTTTCGCCGTTGACACCCGCCGCCGTGCATGGCCCGCGGACTCTTCATCACCGGATTCACCGTCGCCGAAGTCCTTGCGATCCAGCAGCGGGCGAAGTCGCTCCTGTTGGAAGGCAAGACGATCATGAACTGGAACGACGCCGAAACTTCGGTGTCCAAGCAGTTCACGCTGCCGGTGGACCAGGTGCTTGAAGAATGCGGCCACGCCCTGCGGGTGCTCGACCCGGACACCTACGGCAAGCCCCGCATCGCCGCTGCCTCCTTCATCTCTGGACACCTCGCGAAATGAACCGCCTGCAATCCATCGCCCGCCTGTTCCTGCCGCCCGTCCTTCTGCCGAAGGCATGGGCGTCGCCGTTTGAGGCCGCGAACTGGTCGCCCCGCCGTGGTGCCGTGCCCGGAGCATCGCCCTCCGATGCCCGGAAGGAACTCACCCCGGGCGTGCGCACCGAGCTGGTCCGCAAGTCGCGCTATCTTCACAAGAACTCGGGATTCGTCCGCGAGCTGGTCGCCAACATGGCAATCTACTCGACCGGCGACGGTATCCGCGTGCAGGCGCAATCGCCCAACCCCGACTGGAACCGCGCCGCCGAGGAATACTTTTCCTATTGGTCGTCCCGCTGTGAAGTCACCCGACGCTTCTCGTTCGAGGAATGCCAGGCGCTCGTCTGCCGGGGCATGGACATCGACGGCGAATACTTCGTCCACAAGACCCGCGATCTCGACGGCGAGCCGCGCCTCCAGTTGATCGAGAGCCACCGCATCGGAGATGAGATGGGCTCGAAGGAAACCGTGGACGGCATCGGCCTCGATGCGTTCGGTGCCCCGGTGTTCTACCGCGTGCTGCAGGATGACAACACGGCCCGCGACCTCCCGGCGCCGGCCATCCTTCACATTCATGAACCGGAGTGGGCCGGCGGCGTGCGCAACCACCCGACGATCCAGCATTCGATCAACCACATCCTCGACGAGATCGAACTGCTCGCCCTGGAGAAGCATGCGGTGAAAGACAACGCCGACGTAGCCCGCATCTTGAAAACGGCGCGGGGCGAGATCGACGACAACGGCGATTTCGTGGTCGGTGGCGCAGGTGGTGGCGGGGAGGCCAGCGACCCGGTCACCTTGCAGCGCATTGTCGGCGGCAAGCTGGTGGCGCTCAAACCCGACGAATCGCTCGATAGCTTTCAGTCAAACCGCCCGTCGCCCACGTTCACCGGCTTCCTCGAACACCTGCGGCGTGATTCCGCCCTTGGCATGATCCCGTTCGAGTTCGCGGCGGATTCCAGCAAGGTCGGTGGCGCGGGGGTGCGTCTTATCGTCGCCAAGGCCGACCGGCGTTTCTCTTTCCGCCAGATGATCCTCGAACGGCGACTCATCCGTCCGGTGTGGGCCTACCTTGTCGGCGATGCGATTGCCCGCGGTCTGCTGCCTCCAGTCCAGGGCTGGTGGAAGGTGGCGACGGTGCCACCCAAGCGCGTGACCGTGGACGCCGGCCGCGAGGCCCAACAGAACCGTGCCGACGTGGAGGCGGGACTCAAGACGCTCTCCGACCACTACGCAGAACTCGGTGCCGACTTCCGCGAGGAGATCGAACGCCGTGCCACCGACGCGAAGCTGATCCTCGAAACCGCCGCGAAATACGGCGTGCCTCCGGAAATGCTCTGGAAGCCGTCCGGTGGATCATTCGCCCCGTCCCTGCCCGACGAACCGCCGCCCGGTCGTTGACACGCGGGCAGGTGCGTGACTTCCGACCTGCTCCAGAACCGCGAATGGCTGATCCAGCCCGACGCCCTCCACGCGATGGCCGCGACCACGCGTGCGTTCCATGACCGGGGCGGCAACCTCCCGGCATCGGCACCGGCCAGCGACCTGCTCGCCATCGAGGACGGCATCGGTGTGGTCGCCATCAACGGGCCTATCCTCCGCAAGCCGGGGATTTTCGCCCGCGTGTTCCTCGGTGCCACCGACTCGGAGGAGATCGGCGCTGCCATCCGTGAAGCAGGCGGGCGGGGCGATGTGAAGGCGGTCTTCCTCGACATCGATTCTCCCGGCGGCACCGTGCTCGGCACCCCGGAACTGGCTGCCGCCGTCGCCACGCTCAATGAGAGCAAGCCGGTGTATGCGTTCTCGTCCGGGCTCATGTGCTCGGCGGCCTACTGGATCGCCAGCCAGGCCCGAGCCGTCTATGCCACGCCCTCCGCACAGGTCGGATCCATCGGCGTGGTGCAGGCGGTGATCGACAACTCTGCCGCCCTCGATAAGGCGGGCATCAAGGTCGAGGTGTTCGCCGTCGGCAAATACAAGTCCATCGGGGCACCCGGCACTCCGCTCACCGACGACCAACGCGAGTTGATCCGCTCGAATCTTGGCGAGATCGCCCGCGACTTCCACGCCGCCGTGCTCGCCAGCGGACGTGCCATCCCGACCGAGGCGATGGAAGGCCAGACCTTCAGCGGGCGGCAAGCCCAACGGCTCAACCTCGCGGGCATGGTCCCGGACCGGGCCGAGGCGCTGCGGCGGCTCCGCGTCTATCACGCTGCGGTTGACACGGGAGCACGGGCGATGAGCACCGCTCCAGAAGACCTCCTACTCGAAGCCCGCACCCAGGTCGCCGACCTCCAACGGGATCACCAAGCCCAGACCGAACTTCTCAACGAGGCGTCGGCCAACCTCGAACGCCTGCGCGGCGAGGTCGAACTGCTTTCCGCCGAGATCGACACCCTCAAGTCCGAGCGCGACACGGCCACCGCCGAAGTCACCACGCTGCGGACCCGCGTCACCGAACTCCAGGCGTCGCAGGCCGACTTCGACAAGCGCGTCCAGACCGAGGTCGCCCGCGTGGTCGCCTCCACCGGCACGACCACCCCGGCTCAAGTGACGCCCGCCGGGGAGTCCACCCAAGCCGCCGACCTCCACGCGCAGTTCGCCGCCATCAAGGACCCGGCCGAACAGACCGCCTTCTGGCGGAACCTCACCCCGCAACAGCAAGCCATCATCCTCAAACACCAAGCCTGATAGAACGCCATGTCCAACACCCTCACCAACGTCAAAGACATCAAGGTCGCGCAACGGGCGCTCATGCCCTTCACCGCGAACCTGCTGCCCGTCACGGCGTTCTCGACCAACTTCGGTCCCCAGCAGGCCGACAAGGGCGACACCGTGCGAGTCCCGCTGGTCGGCGCCCCGTCCGGGTCGAGCGATTTCGCCGGTGACTACACCGCCAACGCCGATTCGACGGTCACCACCATCCCGGTGACGCTCAACCGCCACAAGTTCAAGACCGTCCACGTCACGGCCCGCGAGGTGTCCGAGACGGCCATGGATGTGCTCGACGCCCTTGTGGAAACCGCCGCCCAGCAACTCGCCCAGGACGTGCTGCTCGACATCATGTCGGTCATCACGCAGGCGAACTTCGGCGGTTCGCTCCCGGCCGTCGCCGCGACCAACTACAATTACAAGAAGGTCCTCGAAGCCCGCGAGAAGTGCGGGGAAGCGAAGATGCCAGCCTCGCCCCGGTCGCTCGTGCTGGACGCCGGCCACTACACCAACCTGCTCGCCGACGACATCGTCGCCAAGAGCTTCAACCTGAACCTCAGCGCCCCTGGCGTCACCGAGGGTCTCATCAAGCGGCTCGCCGGATTCGACCTCTTCGAGACGGTGGTGATCCCGCCTGACCACGCCGAGAAGCTCGTCGGCTTCGCGGTTCACCCGAGCGCCATCGCGGTGGCCATGCGCTACCTCGTGCCGGTCGCCGAATACCAGCAGTCCGGCGCGGTCACCGATCCGCAGACCGGCATGACCTTCGGCTACCTGCGCTTCACCGACACTCGCGCCAACAAGGTGTTCGTCACCATCGAGTGCCTCTACGGCTTCACGGTGGGCAAGACCGACGCACTCAAGCGCGTCGTCAAACCCTGAGCCATCCAAACCAACACCTAGCAGAACAACGCCATGATTCCCTTCAGCTTTACCGGCAACGCCGGCTCCACCCTCAGCCATGTGGTTGTCCCCGCCAGCGGGCGCGACCGTGTGCGGATCCAGTATGCGAGCGCGACCTCCGACAAGGCCGCCTCGCTGCTGACCTTCCGCGCCCAGTCGCGTGCCACCACCGTGACGGCCACCAGCGCGGCCAACCAGACCGTCATCAACGCGCCGCCTTACACGGGCGCCGCCGCGAACGACGTGGTGGTTCTGTTCTCCAACGCCACCGGAACCGGCGTGCGCGGAGTGGTCGCCTCGGTCGATGCCGGGGCCGGAACGATCACCCTCAACGCCAACCTCGGCCTCGCGCTGGCACCGGGCGACACCGTCTCGCTCATGACCTCCCGCGGCCAGGTGCCGGTCGGTGCCACCACCAAGGAGGTCAACGCCCCCACGGTCTTCGCCGTTAACGAGGGGCCTGCCCTCATCGAACTGGACGGCACCTCGGCCTGCCGCATCAACCTGGTGGCGGGCGAGTATTCCTGAGCAAACCTTTCCTTGGTTCGATTGGTCATCGCCACCCTCTCCCGGGAAACCGGGAGGGGGTGTTTGCTTTTGACAAGCCTACCGCTGCATGAGCCTTGAATCCGACATCCTCGCCGACCTGCGGCAGCTTCTAACCGAGCACGGCGTGAAGGCACGCTGGAAGGGCATCGACCTGCTCGTTCTGGTCGGACGGGTCGAGCGGTCCCAACAGATCGAGATGGGCGGCTTCGTGGATTCGCCCGAACTGAGCCTGCGGGTGCCCAAGACCGCCTTCACCGGACCACTGCCCAAGTTCGGCGAGCGCATCGAGGTCGAAGGCACCGAATACCGGATCTCACAGGTGTCGGGCCATCCGCGCTCTCCGCTCCTCACCCTCAGCCTTTCCTCGACCGATGAGTGACGACGCCGTCCGTTTCACCGCCAAGCTCAAGGGAGCATCCGACGTGGCCCGCTTGTTGCGGCGTCACCCGGAGAAGGTCGGCCGCACGCTGGAATCCCTGGTGAAGCAGGAGGCACGCGGCCTCGCCGTGGAACTGGCCCGCAACACTCGGCCCTTCGGGTTCTCGGAGAAGGCGCGAAAGCTGGGTGAAGGTGCGGTGGCCGGCGACATCAGCGGTGTCTTCGCTTTGCCCTCCGATGCCTTCGAGGAAATCCGGAAATCCGATCCCGAGGCCGCCGACCGCTTCTGGGCGAACATCCAGAACCGGCGCTTCGCGCGCGCACAGAACGCGCTTCGCCAGTCGGGTTCCGGTTGGAAGGACCTCACGGTAGGCCGTCTCGATCCGAATCTCCACCAATGGGGGCAGCTCGGAGCAGCCAAGCCGAAGCAGATCGTCACCAGCAAGAAGGCGCGGGACAACTACATCGCCAAGATCCAGAAGCGGGTCGGCTTTGCCAAGGGCTCGTGGATCCAGGCCGGCAAGTCCATCGGCGGGCGCATCCGTGGGGCGGTTCAATGGGCGACCCGTCACAAGCAGGCCCCCGGCAGCGCGGTGGTGAAGACCGGTGCCAAGGCTTCCGTCACGCTGGTCAACAAGCTCGACTACATCGAGGACGTGAGCACCTGGAAGGGGATCAACCTCGCATTGCAGATCGCGGCGGCACGTTTGCGCAAGGCGCTGTCCACCTCGTTGCTCAAGATCAACGAACGGGCGAACCAGGCGCTGCGACGCCGTGCCGGTTGACGCGCCGCCCGTGGCCGATGTCACATATTATCGAAACCGTCCTGACCACAAAACTCGCCGCATGGCTTGACCAGACCCGCCCCAATGGATTCCCCTCGGCGGCTGAGTTGCCGGTTCACGTTGCCAACCGTGACGAACTGCGAACCCGTCCCTGCCTCGTGCTTGCGACATCGGAAGCAAAACCGGTCTCAGGGATGCCTAACACCGCACGGATCAACCTCGACATTCATCTGTTCAGTCAGGTCGATGACACGCCGATCCACGAGCATGTCGCGTGGGCGATGTTGTTGAATACACTGCTGGCCAACGTGACAGGCCAGAGGGATTCACTCAACTCGGAATCGTTCGTCCTTCACGACTTGATCCTGCGCAGTTCTTCAACCACGCCGGACGAATCGCGCGGCCGGGAAACCGTGCTCAACTACGAGGCGGTTGTCTCCGCCCTGTGATGCGGTTGACACGCCACACGCGGTCAAATGGCCGCGACTTTCCTTGGCACCACCGGCAACTGGGGCATCCCCCAGGATGAATCCGGCATCATCATCACCGACCTGTCCTTCGACTACTCCAACCAGGAGAAGGTCGTGCTGGACAAGGGCGGCGAAATCATCGGCCTCGCGCTCTATCAGGAGAAGGCCGAGATCAAGCTCTCCGGGCTGGTGAAGAAGACCGGCGCTTTCGCGGGCAAGATCGGCGCCGCCCTCGCGCTCACCAACGCGGTCCCGGCCCACATGCAGTCGAGCGGTGGCACCACGATCATCAAGCAGATCAGCCGCGCCCTCAACAACGAGGACTTCGAGAAGATCGACATCACCGCCACCAACTATCCGCTCGTGTCTTCCGGCGGTGGTGCGTGAGCCAGACTTTCGAACCTGAGATACCGATATGAACGCGATCACCCACATTTCATCCACCGCCACCAGTAACACCTGCCTCGCAGCCGCTCTAACGGCCGTGGGCATTCCGCTCGCCGAGAAGCCCTTCGTTCGTGTCGTTGGCGACGGCATCCGCGGCGAGCGCACCGTCTGGTTCTTCGAGCCACAAAGCCCATGCGGAAAGTTCCAGACCAAGGAACTCATCGAAGCGTGGAACGACGACGCCTGGCACCTCGCAAATTCGGAGCACCCGTTCGCCTACATCAAGTGTGCGCTCATGAACCGCCAGCGTCTGGTGGACAAGGTGAAGCAAGACGTGCCGCTCGCCTGTGTGAAGCGCCGGGGCAAGGTCGCCTTCATCCCCCTCGATGCATCGCCCGCCACTGAAGACCTGTTCCTCCGCCACCTCTGAAGCCATGGACGACACCGACCGCCAGAAACTCCTCTCCGCCGCCTTTCACGATGTGGAAACCATCGTCGGCGGGCACGCCATGCGCCCGCTGTCGCTGGCCAGCTACGACGTGCTGCTGCGCACCGGCAACCCGCTGGTGAAGGGTAAAATGCCGAAGGACGGCACACCCGAGTTCACCTCGGCCATCATGGGTTTCGTTTACACCCATTGCGCCCCGTGGCCCGAGGTGGTGCGGGCGTCATTTGATGAACAGGCCTTCCGTGAGGCTGCTTTGATCTTCTGCGGCGGGCTCGCCCCTGCCGATTTCCAGACCGCCTTCAAGCGGCTGGAGGAGCAGAGCCGGGAACTGGAGGCGGCACAGGTCGATCCCGTGTCGGTGCTGCCGGGAAAAAAGCCCCGCCCTGCGACGAGCCCGGCTTCCTAGCCGCCCAGGTGTTCGCCGTCACCGCTGAGACCGGATGGTCTGAGGAGCGTGTCCTGTTCATGCCGCTGGCAAGACTGGCGCAATACCAGCACTGCCTGCTGCGAAAAAATGGGACGAGGACAAATTGGTGTAACTCCGGCTTTGATAAGCCTACTCTGCGGGACCAGTTGGATGCCCTTCGAATCCGTTACGGACTATCGTGGGCATCGTGGAGCGATGAGGTTGATTAATTGAATGTTGCATGACTGATTGGTGATGACATGCTCCCGATTGCCCGAGGTGACCTCCACCTCGGAATCTGGAGAACTGAAATATGAGTGAGATGCAGTTGTTTGAAAGATGGTTTGTCGCACCCCTGGAAAAGCTGAAGGAGTGCAACAACGGAGATGGTGCCTTCGTCGCCCTGATGATGAGCTTGCCGCTTTATGAACGTCTCTTGAAGAGCCGAATCAAGATTCGTGACGGCAGTTGTCCGGATGCGGCTTTCAACACTGAAGTCTGCGCCGACCTCGGCATAACCGAAAGTGTGAGACAAAAATTTTGGAGTATTTTCCGAGTCGGAATGATGCATCAAGCTATGCCTCAAGCCGGAAAAACCTATTGGGAATTTGGTTCAGTATGGGATGGCTACCCTCAAATCGAAGATCGGATGGGGATTCAAGTCATGAGCATCGATCCGTGGAAGTTCGCGGATCATGTAATCGCTCTCTGTCGCTCCGAACCTGCGGCTTTGGTTGCGTCGGAGAGTTTTCCGTTCGCATCGATTTACACGGTGCCAGTTTATAAGGTGGGTGACTGAGCGGAAGCCAAGTTGACGCGCCCCCCGGCGCATGAGCGCCCTGACCGTTACCCTTGGAGCCGACATCACCGCCCTGAAGCGGGCCATGGCTGGCGCATCGGAACTCGTTTCGGCATCCGCCCGACGCATGGGCAAGATCACCGGCGCGGGACTGGCGGGGCTCGGCAAAGGTGGCGCGGCGGCGCTCAGCAAGGGCTTCTCGGTCGCGGGCACGGCGCTCAAGGCAGGCGTGGGTGCTGCGTTGGCGGGTGGCGCGGCGGCGATGGGTGTCGGCGTGAAGGCGGTCAACGCAGCCGCCGACTTCGAGCAGACCAAGGTGGCGTTTTCCACGCTGATCGGCGATGTGGGCAAGGCCGAGGAAACGCTGGCGAAACTTCGGGAACTTGGTGCCAAGACGCCATTCGAGTTTCCCGAACTGGCCGACGCCGGCCGCAAGCTTATCGCCTTCGGGGAATCCGCCGACTCGGTGCCCGAAACCCTGCGACGCATCGGCGACGTGTCCGCGGGCGTGCAGGCACCGGTCAACGAGATCGCTGAACTCTACGGCAAGGCACGGGTGCAGGGTCGGTTGTTCGCCGAGGACATCAATCAGCTCACCGGCCGCGGCATCCCGATCATCCAGGAACTTGCCAAGCAGTTCGGCGTGTCAGACTCCGAGGTGAAGAAGCTCGTGGAATCCGGCAAGGTCGGCTTCCCCAACATCGAGCGGGCGTTCATCGACATGACCTCCCAGGGCGGCAAGTTCTCGGGCATGATGGAGGCGCAGAGCAAGACGACCTCGGGCCTGTTCTCCACCCTCAAGGACACGATCAATGAGGTGTTCCTCACGCTCGGGACTCCGATCAACGACGCCATCCGTCCCCTGGTCGAGCAGGCCATTGGACTGGTCCAGAAACTCACGCCCCTCGCTGCGGAAGCAGGCAAGAGGGTGAAGGAGGCCGTCATGTTCGTGATCGCCGCGTTCAAGAGCGGCCAGCTTCTCGATCTCGTCACCTCGGGTTTGAAGCTCGCCTTCGCGGTGGGGGTGAACGCCTTGGTCAATGGCTTCCGCACCGCCATCGAGTTCTTCTGGAACCTCCTAACCGATGGAGCGATGTGGAAGAGCCTCGGCACGACGCTGCTCGGTCTGGTGGCCGGCTTCGGTGCCGCTTTGCTCAACGCGTTCCAGACGCCCATCGTCTATCTGCAATCCGGGATGGAATGGGTGGTGGCGCACCTGCTCAAGGGCCTGCTCAAGATTCCGGGAATGTCCGACCTGCTCGGCTTCGAGGCCGGCGACGTGGAAACCGATTTCGGCCGCATCCTCAAGGACCGGCAGGAAACCGGTGCCGAACTCTTCGGCATGAACTTCAAGGACATGGCGGAGGAAGCTCAGGGACTACTCGGCAAAGGCGCTCCCCAACTCGGCGAACGGGTGGCGGAAGCAGCACGGAAGGCGGGCGAAACCACTGGTAGCGAACTGATCGACACCAGTGGCCTGCGGGACAGTTTCGGCAAGGTGGTGGCCTCCATCCGCGACACGATGCCCAAGCCCGAGGAGATGAAGCAGGCGGCTACCGCTGCGGCGAAGGTGACGACCGACAATACGCCTGCGGTCGCCAAACCGGCCGCCTCCACGCTTGCGCCCATCGTCACCTCGCTCGGCAAGGTGGGCGGCGGCGGATACTCGACCGGAGCGCTGGACGCCCAACGCGAGAACAACCGGCTGACCAGTGAAACCAACCGGATCTTGCGCGACATGAGCGAACGGATGAAGCCGGGGACCGGCACCTACGTTCCGGTATTCGGTTGACGCCGCCACCCGGCCAAGATGCCGAGACACATCGCGATTCAACCGGGGCGACTCTACCCGCAGCCGGATTATTCGGTGGCGGTGGACCGCGAGGGCAAGTGGACCGCCACCCAGGTGTTCCTGTGCCACCGCAATTCCCTCACCCAGGTAATGCCGCGTCCGGGCACTCCCCACCCGGACATTCCGTTCATCTGGGTGGACAACGCCACCGCCCAAGTCAGCGAGGGCGACATTGCCCAGATCACCTGCAACTACGCGGGCACCGACAACACCGCCAACGACCCGGCAAAGACGACCTACTCGCTCGGCCTGTCGTTGTCCGAGGAGCCTTTGCTTTCCCACAAGAAGTTCCGCGATCTCACCGACGAGGAGAAGGAGGCGCTGCAGGCGATCATCAGCGGCAAAGACAAGGATTCTTCCGGCAGTTCCTACAAGGACAAGGTGACAAGTGCCACCGGCAAGAAGGCACTGGAGAAGATTTTGCGCGGCCAAACCTCCTATTACTCGCCGAAGGTGGTCTGGCGGCAATCCACCGTGCGCAAGACCTCGGCGGCATCCAGCGACGTGCGCAAGATCGGGCAGATCGACAGCCCCGACGGGCGGCAGCCCAACCTATCAGACGGTCGGACGTGGCTGCTCAACAGCGTGAGCCAGAGCCAGGAGGGCAACTCCTACCGCATCGAGCGCGAGTGGATTTCATCCGACGCGGGCGGTTGGGACGAAGACATCTACAACCTCTGAAATCATGCGCCTGCCATCGAAGAAACGCCCCGGCAATCCGATCCTCGCCAAGGACTGGAACCTCCTCATCGACGCGCTGGAAGCTCGCACGCCGCGACCGGGCCCCGGCACCGAGATTGTTTCGACCTCGGCAGGTTTCACCTTTCGCGTGAAGCCCTCCGCTGCGGGGGGCGCGGGTGCCAAGGCAGTTCCGCTCGCCATCCTCGGGTCGCGTCCGCCCTACATCGCCGCACCGGCCACACCGCCCGACCCGCAGGCGACCGGCAAGCGGTATTACATCGAATGGGGCACGCTCAACAATCTGGTCGCGGAAAACTGGGATGATCATTTCGATGTGTCAGCAACCACCTACTTCTTCGCCAAGGCCACGCTGAGGACCACCGGCTCGCTGCTCGTCACCCGATGGGAAATCGTCACCGGCCCGAACTACGACTCCCATGAAATGCCCGACTGGGAAATCGGGGCAAGCCGTCCCAACAGCGCGGTCGTCTCGCTTGGCATGGTCTTCGTTGCCGACGGCGTTCACACCATCGCGCAGTCGGGAGGCGGATCACTGGTCGTGAGCGAGCACGTCACCTCGATCCAACCGGGATCTTCGGCCGGCGACATCCGCGTCGGCAAGGAACTCACCTATCACCGGCTGGCCTACTGAAACATGAACCTCACCTACAACGACCTGATGCCGCCCAAACCGACGGCGCCGATCAAGCAGGTGTGGTTTCGCCTGCCGCTCACGCCGTTTTTCATCGATCCGTCGGGCAGCGGCAATCCACGCACCCGCGGCTTCCACGGCGATGACTTCTTCCTCCAATACAAGAACACCCGCGAGTTCAAGGAGGACGGGACGCTTGAGGACGAGCCGATCTGCGGTTTTGCCGCCTATCGAAAATCGACTTCGGTGGACTTCGAGGAAGAGGAGTATTGGAGCGGCACGCTGACCCGGTCCTACGTGTTCGATCAGGACACCAACCAAGTGCGCGTCGAGACTGTGGAGCAAGGCAACCACACCATCGGCCTGACTCATACCCGCACGGCGACCACTGCGAAGCAGGGTGATCCGTTCGAGGATCCGCCGACCCACATCGAGATCACGCTCTCCGAGGCTGTGGACAAGGCGTGGCTTGCGGGTGAGTTGCAGCGGTGGATGGACGAGCCGGATGACTTCCGCGAAGCGACAGGCGGCGGCCTCGGCACGTACTCCTACATCGGCCAGGGAGCCACCCGCAGTGAGAGCGACGGATACCTTGGCATCGTCGGCGGTGGTGACGTGGTGGCGTTCGGTCCGTGGTTTTATGGCGAACCGTTCGGCATGGTTGGCGACGAGGGGGAGAAATGGAACGGACGGTTTTCCACCTGGATCAACCGGGTCCGGCGAAAGAACGCGCCGGTCATCCATCGGGAAAGCTCCAAGCATGACGGGGCTGTGTATTTGGGAAGCTCGAATCTGGCGGTCGGCGATTCAATCTATCGGGACGGATACGCGGAAATGGCGCTGTCGGACCTGATTGGTGACGTGTGGATGGATGGCCACGGCGTGTTTCAGGAGTCCGATGCGCTCGACTCGTTTCCGATGGAGGCAGCCTACGCTTACGATTTCCACGGCCTGGTGTCTCACACCGGCGACGGCGAGGCCAACGAACTGACCCTGGTGAGCCGCACCGGAAAGCGATACCGGGTCACGATCCAGACAGGCCGCAACGAATACAACGAGGACGGCTCCGAATGGGTGACGAGCCAGAGCCATGTCCTGACGACCGATGCATCCACGCTCCAGGCAACGCTCACGCTTGAGGAAAACGAAGACGCGTGGGAAATCCGCGTGGCACGCATCGAGGAGGAGGTCACCATCGAAGGCCAGAAGCAGTGGCGGGTCGTGGCGGATGCGGACGCCTATGCGCAATACGTGAAGGATCTTCAAGCGTGGCAGACCGCATGGGACGCTTGGGACGTGGGTGGCCGGGTGGGAGATGCCCCGATCAAACCCGCCGAACAGAAGTATCCCGCTTCCCTCATCGGCCCCGATGTGGTGGGGAGCTACCTGCTGCTGGCGGCGATGAAACTGCGGAGCGGCACCCGGTTCGGATTCTCACCGCTCGTGTATTCCGAGGAAACCGCGAATGACCGCTACCGCAAGCGCACGTTCAAGCTGCACCTCACTCCGGGAACCGTCGAATCTCATGAGGGGGCATGCGGGCTGGCGACCATCAGCGGCTCGGCCGATCTGGAATGGAGCGAGGAGTTCGACGCGGAAACCGGACTGCAGCTTCCCCGCGAGGTGGGCCAGTGGCAACTCAGCATCAACGGACAGGACTGGACGCAGGAATCCTACGCCGAGTTCGACAGCGTGTTCTTCAACGGATCGACCTCGAAGGTTCAGACGGCCACCAAGATCCGGCGCGAGGGAACCTACACATGGGCGGGCCGATTCCTCGTGGCGTTCGACGCGCCGGATCCGCGCGGCAAGGTTCTGTCCACCGGCTGGGCCAAAGCCGCCATGTCCGCGGTCGATGAAAGGAACGAATCGGAAGCTCTCACGCTCGATCCGCCAGCGGCGGGAGGAAGCGTGTTCTTCGAGGGGCACCGGCTGACCTATGACACGGGGGCGTGATCCGGTTGACAGCAGGGCACGGGCGTGAAGCTCCACGTCGATCTTGAAACCTTCGAACTGATCGAGGGACCCGGATTCCGCAACCCGGTCACCACGTTGCGGTTCAAGCGCGGAGACGCGGCGAAGCTGGAGGTCGCTTTCCTCCGTGACGGCACCACTCCCGAGGCCATCGGCGATCCCGTTTCGCTGGAAATGCGCTTCGGCGTGAAGCCGCGCAACCGCTATGACGTTGGCTACCTCGTCCACACCGCTGACTGGACGATGCCAGCCCCCGAAACGGAGAGCCCGGTCTATCAGTGCTCGCCCAGCTTCAACACCGAGGAACTCAACTCGGCGCTCAACGTCGGGTCCGCAACCGCCACCGAGCTGTCCGAGATCACCCTCATGGGTGAAATCACCTGGCGCGAGGGCAGCGCGGAGCCGACCAGCACCCGCACCTTCCTCGTGATCGTCGAGAACGACGTGAACCGCGGGGACGAGGGAGTGCCCGAATCCGCCGAGCCCGCCTATCCGGCACCGGAGGGGATCGAGCTTGTCGCCCGCAAGGGTGTCGCGAACGGGTATGCGGGTCTGGATTCCGGCGGCAAGGTGCCCGCCGCGCAGCTCGCCATCAACGCCGCCTCGATCTCCGATTCGACCACGACCGGCCGTGCGCTCATCAAGGCTACCTCCGCCGCGTCGGCCCGCAGCACCATCGGCGCGATGGCCAATCCGTCGCTCAGCGGGGCACCGATTCACGGCCTGAACCAGTTCGGATCGTGGGTGGGCATCACCCAGGGGCAGCGTGCCGTGCTCTACTCGCCCTACGACTACGCTTCCTACCCACTTCCGCAGTTCTTCAAGGGGCTGGCGCTCTACGTCCTCGATCCAACGTATGCATGGTATGGTTACACGCTCGCCGACCTCGTGAGCTACATGGAGTCCTACCACGGCGGGTCGGCCTTCTGGGGGCAAGTGCTCACCCAAGGAACCGGCGAATGGACCATCCCCGGATTCGCAGTCCTCAACCTCAACGGCAGTTCGCCGATCCCGGTCGGGGCGCTCTTTTCCTGGCCCGTGCTCACCAGCCAGCCCGGCCGCCAGAATCCCGGCTCCGAGGTCTATCTCGACCCGAACGGCATGGCCACCCTGCGCTTCCTCAACACGGGCGTCGTCTCGGTCCACGGCGACCTGAGCACGACCGGAGGCGGCTACGGTTCCTACTATCCTCTCATCCCATGAAACTGACCTGCTTCATCTTCACGCACGCCCCCGAGGCACCGCTGCTCGCCCGCTGCATCGCCACCGCACGCGCCGGGAAGGGAACCCATGACGCCTCCTTCGTCGTTGTGGAGGACGGCAACGCGCCGCTTCCACAGGCCACCCGGACGGCTCTCGCCACCAATGGCGTGCCGGTGGTCCGCACGGTCCAACCCCGGCGCGGCAACCTCCGGGGCGTGCGTTGGTTCGCCGAACAGATGGCCGTGATGTCGGACCATGCAGGCGAAGCCGACCTCGTGCTCAAGATCGACCCCGACACGCTTGTCCTGTCGCTGGCCAACGTGGTCAAGCCGCTGGTGGACAAGCCTGCTCTGGCGGGTGCCGGTTACGGCCGCAACGACAGCTACGTCTATGGTCCGTGCTACGCATTCCGCCGCTGGATCGTGGACTACATGGCCGCGAAGTATGCCGTGCTGGCCGGCGTCGAGCAGGAGGAACTGCGGACGGCCACCGCGATCACCAACGGCGGCACGATGGCCCGACCGGTCCACGAGGACGTGTTGCTGAGCCGCGAGGCACTTGCCTTCGGTGGCCTCGACTTCGGCCAGAAACGCGCCCGCTGGCGGCACGACAAGGACGGCCGCGACATGGCTGCGGTGAAGGCGCGTGTCGATGTGGTGCTGTTCGGCAACCCCGGCCCGGTGTCCCACGGCGGCGGCGAAATCCGTCCGGTGATAGCACGGGTGATGGATTCGTTCCTCGCTGCAGACACCGCCGCCGAGCCGCTGCCCGAGGGACAGAAACCCGTCGTGGTCCTCGGCCTCGGGCCCGGGCGTTCCGGCACCTCGTTCATGGCGACGCTGCTCAACATGCAGCCGGGTGCCTGGATCAGCCACGAGAGCTACTCGCCGGTGCTCCTCAACCTGCCCAATGTGGACGGCTTCGCCCAGCGCCTCGTCGAGGGCCGGCCGGGACGCCGCTTCGTCGGCGACTTCACCCCGGCCAACACCAGGATGGCCGCGGGCATGACCCGCTGGCTCGTGTCGCAGGGGTATCCGGTGAAGCTCGTCTCAACCGAGCGCGACGACGACGAACTCGTCGCCTCGTGGGTGGCGATGATGGAGCGGCAGGAACACGACCCGTTCGTGACGGTCCCGCCGGATGGATGGGTCCACCGGGGATGGTCGAAGGCGTTCCCGAAGTTCGACTCGATCACCACCCGCGAAGGACGCGTGCGCGCCTACCTCGCCTGGTGCCGCGATCATGTCGCCGCCCTGGAGACCGAGTTCCCTGGCATGGTCCGCTCGATTGACACCGCCGACATGAACGACCCGGCGGAGATCAACGCCTTGCTCGACTGGATCGGCATGCCGGCCACCGGTCGCCGCCTCGAATTGCTCGGAACCCCCGTGAACAACAGCCCGACCCCATGAACCTCCGTTCCGCCATCGCCCGCATCGAAGGAGCCTTTGCCGCCCGCATCCGGCAGGGCATCACCATCGGAGGCGTCACCCTGCGTGCCGCCGATTCCGACCGCACCGCCTTCACCCAACTGCTGACCATGCTCAACGAGGCAGAACGCCTCGGCATGTTGCCGCCAACCACCACCATCGCCGACAAGGACGGTGTTCCGCACGAGCTGCCGACCGCACAGGTCCGGGCGATGCTGGTCCAATACGGCGGCATCTATCAGACGCTGTGGATCCACCGAGTCAGCCTGGAGAACGCCGTGAAGGCCGCCGCCGATGACGCCGCCCGAGCCGCCATCCCGATCACCTTCGCCTGACCATGCGTGCCCCCTTCGACATCGAGTTCGCCCTCAAGGGCATCGTCGGCACCGCCTCGCCGCTGCTCGGAGTGATCACCTCCATGCAGGAGCAAGTCGAGTGGCACCTGCGTGTAGCGTCGCTCTTCGTCGGCCTGCTGGTCGGCGTGCTCTCGGTGATCGGAATGTGGCGGAAACTGCGGAAGCGTTGACACGGCGAACGGGTCGCCATGAAAGCGCTCAAATACATCAGCCTGGTCGGCAAGATCGCCGGCTTCGTGTCCGCCCTGAACGCCATCCCGTTCGTTGATCCGAAAGTGGGCCTGATCGTCTTCGCCGCCGCGTCCCTGCTCAAGGACGTGGCGAACCGGGTCGGCGATCTGCTCGATGACGGCCAGCCGAACCAAAGCTTCAAGGGTTGACCCGACACTCCAACAAAAAGCCCCCGGACGGAGAGATCCATCCGGGGGCTTTTGTTTGGAACGAAGTCAGGTCCGTGTGACCGGCTCGATCTGATAGTGCTTCTTGATCGCTTCAAGAACCGCGTCGAACTCGTAGAGGTAGAACCGGGGAGTGATCTGGATGTAGGGAATCAACCGTTTGGCCATCCAGGTATCGACGGTGCGGGTGCTGACCGACAGTCGCTTGGCGAGTTCCTTCTTCCGGATGACCTTTGGCTGGACGATTTCCGCAGAGCCGGAGGTCATCATGGCTTCACTTGAGTTCATCGTCTGGACGCTTTGTGTGAGAATGGTCGCTTTCATGGTTGCGCATCTTTGGTCGTGTCAACGACCGGCGACTCAATTTCGGAGATCATCCGTTTGAGCTTTTCCCGCAGGCTCCACTTCAGCTCCGGCGGCACCCACCCGTCGGGCGGCATGATTGAAAACCACGCCTTTGCCGCCGCTTCATCCACGACCTCCCGGTAGTGGCGGAAGATCATTTTCGGCGAGTTGCCAGCCTCCAGAGCTGTCCGTGCCACGTCGCCTGTCAGTGCCACGCGATAGCTGATGAACGAGTGTCTGAGGCCATTCTGACGCCATCCGCCGGGAACTTTCGCCTTCACGGCGGTATCGCTCAAAGCGCCCGACGCGTCCGTGATCGTGATGACCGGGCCGGTTTCCCCGCGCCATGGGGCGAGCCACGCCTTGAGGTTCTCCGACAGGGGGACCAACCGTCGTGCCGCCGTCTTCGCCTTGCGACCGGCGATCTCGATGTGGCCGCGGTCCCACTTGAAATCCTCCCAGTGGAGTCGCCCGACCTCGGCAGAACGCACCCCGGAGAATCCGCCGATGGCGATGAGCGGCAGGATTCGGGCATTGGCAGCGAGTAGCATGTTCTGCATCTCGTCGGGGGTGAAGATCGCGATCTCTGTCTCGGGAGCCTTGAACGTCTCGCTCAACTCGGCTGCCGTCTTGCGGTCGGGGTGGAGGTAGCCCTGGCGTTTGGCGAAGCTGAACATCGTGACGAGGTTGCGCCGGATGCCGTTCTTGCTGACCGGACCGAGTTTCCTCAAACCCGCCAGGAACTTGTTGATGTCCGCGACGGTGACGTCGGCGATGTTGCCCCCGACGACATCGGTGAATCGCTTGAGGCTGCTGGTGGCGTTCCGGACGTAGATGTCGCTCACGCCTTTCCGCTTCAGCGACTCGACAAACTCGACAGCGACCTGAGTCACGGGTTTGACGGCGAACAGGTCGGTGCGATTGGCTTGGTAGAAGCGCACGGCATCGGACAGCGTGATTCCCACAACCACCGATCTGGCACTCACCCACTCATCGACCGCGGCGGCAAGCGTGACGCCGAATTTTTCCGCTTGGCGCTGGCAATGCCAGAGCAGCTCAAGGTCCCGCTTGGTCGCCTCCCCTCCGATCACCCAGCCGTTGGCGATCTTCACCGTGATCTGCTGGGCGACCATCCGCGCCTCATCCATGCAGGCAAAGCTGCGGCGGCGCCCTCGGCCGCCCTCCTTCCAATAGAGCGTGAACTCTGAGTAGCCATCTTTCCGATTGATCGTGTAGATGCGGACCCTGGCCGGGCCAGTTCCGATTTCCACGACACTGCTGCGACGTTTGCGTTTCCGGGTCATAGACCCCGGTTTTCGAGTCAACTTATCCGAATTTTTTTCAGGAGAACCCCGTCTATTAGGGCCTAATGGACGCTCAAGTGATTGACAATCAACGCAGTGGCGCGAGGCTCCTTGCCTCTCCGCCATTCCAGATCCAAATCTCTTGGGCCAAATCTCCAGGACCATTAGCCGTTAGCCGCAAATGCAATTGGAAGGTGGGTAACAATCCGGAAAGGGCTTGGCGGTTCATGCCTTCTGGAATAAT